GCGTCACGAAGCGCGTACTTCATGAACACATCGGGGGCGAGCTCATCGCCCTTGAAGTACTCCTTGCATGCCTCGAGAACCTGCTCACGCGTGTACATCAGACTGTCTCCTTGCTTTCCTGGACTTCCTTCCACTTCTTTCTGAGGAGGTCCTTCATTGATGAAGAGTCTCCCTGGTTGACATCTTCCAGGGACATTTCTGCGATCTCGTCCATGACCTCAATCCTGGACTGCGATGTGTCGAGCTTGATCGGAAAGACGAATCCGTCTCGACCTGCTCGGTTCTTTGCGACGTGCAGACGGGCGCCGCCCATCAGCTTCTCGCTGGGCTTGCGGGAGATGGAGCAGATGAAGTCCGCGACCATCGCCTTTCCGTACGCCTCAGACATGTTATCGAGGCCGACGACCTCAGAGTTGGCCGCCTCCCTGTTCGCCTGCGAGGCGGTCCAGATGGGCACCTGGAACTCCACAGCGAGAGCTCGCAGCTCCTCGTAGATCAGCTTCAGCTCGTGGCGCATGGAGTCATACTTGCGGGACGACCGCATAATGTCTGCGTAGTCGATGATCAGAATGTCAGGCTTAATGCCCTTGAGGGTAAGCTTCTCGATGTGGTTCCGCAGGGTCATGATCGACGCGGATCCAGTCGGGTACTCCTTGATGATGAGGCGCCCGAGGTCCTTCATCTGAGAGTACTCCTCGACGACGAGGTCGCGGGAGTCGGGGACGTCTGTGGCAGAGATGTGGCACAAGTGGGAGTCGTATCTAGTGCCGACGACAGTCTCTGACAGCTCAAATGTGTAGTGAACGACGTTGAATCCCTGCTTGAGGGCAGCGGCGCCCATGGACACCAGGTAGTGGCTTTTTCCGACACCAGTCGGCGCCACGACGACGCCCATCTCACCCTTGCCGAGGCCGCCGTTCAGCACGTCCTTGCGGTCGAGCTGATTGATGCCTGTGGTGACCGTGAATCGGCGCTGACGAGTGAAGCGGGCCTCAATGTCGTTGAAGAAGTCGTGCCCGATTGAGGCAGGAAGGCCAGCTGCGACGGCCTCCTTCATGAGGTTGACCACACCGTCAAACTGCTCGGTCTCGATGAGCTCGACCGCCTTGGTCAGGGCGCCCTTAAACGCCTGACGCTTGCAGAAGTCAAGCGCCTTGTCCTTGACGTAGTGCAGATCTGAGACGTCCGGATTCGTCTTCATGCGGTGCAGGAACTCGACGATCTGGTCCCGCAGGATTACGTCATTGCCCTGTGACAGGTCCTCCTTCACAATTGCGATGAGGAGGTTTAGGGTGGGAAAGTCCTTGTACTTCAGGAAGTACTGGAAGTACCGATCAGTCAGGAACCGCAAGTACTTGAGCTCGAAGAACTCGGGCGTCATCACCTCTGTCATCTGCATCGACCAGGTCCTGTCAGTCAGGAGTCCCTGAAAGATCTTCTCCTGGAAGCTCTTGCCGTACTTGCCGAAAGATCCGAAGGAGTTGACTTGGCTCATTTGACGCTCGCGAAATTAAGTGAAAAGAATAGCGAATCAATCCCAACAGTTGGGAGTCTCTCTGCGACGAGTATACGCTTGGCGCTCAGCTTGTTCCTGACTGGCTCGTAACTGTCCAATATTCCATTGACCCGCTGGATCTGGGTCCCTGAAATGTTGGCCACATCAAGATAGCAGAGCCTCCAATTTCTTCTGATCAGGTCACCCGAGGAGGATACATCCTGCAGCGCCTTGACCTTGCCGCCCGCGCGACAATCGACGAGCAGATCATCTATGGCGTAGTCATCAGATCCTGCGAACTTGGGAAGACGCTTTGCCAAGGTCTTGAAACCAACGCCTTTTACTCCTGGAATGTTGTCGCTGTCATCGCCTACAACGCTTTTTGCCAGACAGAAGTTATGTGCAGAGATCTGCATCTCTGAGAGAAGTGTCTGGTGGGTCACAACTCTCTTGGACCCAATCGAGAAGATCTGAACCCTCTCGCCAAGCAGCTGATAGAAGTCTCTGTCGGAGGACGCGATTGTTATCCTGTTCTCACCGACGCGATACCTGCTGATGTAGCCGATGACATCGTCGGCCTCACAGTCTGGAACATAGACCTGACAGATTGGCAGAAACTTAAGGATCTGTGTGAGAGTGACAAGCTGCCAGTTCCTGTTTTCCACGGTGTCTGGAATGTCGTCCTCATAGAAGCGGTTGAGCTTCGCTGGTCGACGATTCAGCTTGTAGTCTGAGAAGATCGCTCTCTTGCGTGAAGACCCACCGCTCTCCCAGACGACGATCACCTGCGTGGGCAGGGTCTCTCGCATGATCTTCTCAAGCGAGGATATGAATCCCACAATGCCTCCCGCCTGCTGACCGTTCGCGGTCATAGCGGGAAACGCTGCAAAGGATCTCATGAAAAGGTTGAGGCCGTCAACCAAGAGAGTTGACGGCCCCAGTGCTGCCGAGTGTGGGGGCATGTGCCCTCCTTAGCTCAGGTCCTCTGCCGCGATGTCCATGAGTGCGGATCGAACTTCCTCATAGGACTCAGTGTCGATCTCGGCCTCGTGGACCTCACCCATCTTTCTGACCATGACGGCCTCGATCAGGTCCTGCAGGTGTGGAGCGTACTCGGGATTCGCAAGAATCTCGCCGAACTCCGACTTGTAGAACTTCTTCTCGATGACGACTTCACCCTTCTTTTTGTCGGTGACAGTGAACACCTTCCACGCGCCGACGCCAGAGACGCAGATGATGCGATCATCCAGGGTCCTCTCGCCCGCGTCACGAAGAACGTCGAAGAGGTGCTCGTGCTCAACAATGCCCTTGCCGAAGTGGATCTCGAAGTTCGCAGTTCGAAAGGGAGCTGCGACCTTGTTCTTGATCGTCTTGGCGATGACGTTGATGCCGACCGTCTCGTCCTGCTTGTTCTTGATGGGCATGCCCGAGCTGAGCTTGATTCGCGTCGTCGCGTGGAACGGGATCGCCATGCCGCCAGGTGTGGTGGTTGGGTCGCCGTGGGTGACGCCGATCTTGGTGCGAATCTGGTTCAGGATCACGAAGAGAATGCTCTGATCGCCGATGATGCCGGTGATCTTTCGCATGCCCTTTGAGATCGCGCGCGCCTGCAGGCCGATGGTCTCCTTGTCGTAATCGCCCAGCAGCTCTGCCTTCGGAGAGGACGCGGCGACGGAGTCCCAGATGATTGTGATCGGGACCTCCTTCGCCATGCCCTTTGCCTTCAGGATCGTCTTTTCAGCGACGTCGAAGACCTCCTCAGTGCAGTGCGTGTCGACGTACACAAACCCCTTGTTGACATTCACGCCGAGAAGATGGAGGTTCTCGACTGAGGTGCCGTTCTCGGTGTCGATGTACACGACGATGCCGCCAAGCTTCTGCGTTGACTTGCAGATCTGCAGGGCGATGTGCGACTTGCCGATGGACGGCGGTCCGAAGATCTCAACGATGCGACCCTCGGGAAGTCCGCCGCCGCGGCGGTTCGAGACGATGTAGTCCAGAAGGGTTGAGCCCGTCGAGATCCAGCGCTTCACGTGAGTCGGAGACTCATCAGAGGCGAGATTGTACGCGATCCTGCTTCCGTGCTCCTTGTTGAGGGACTTGATCAGGTCAGTGGTGAAGTCATCAGCGAGTGCTGCTGGCTCACCTGTTGCGGGCTTCTTGCTCATGGACTAGTCCTCTCCCTCAATCTGCGCGAACACGTCGTCGAGGGACTTGCCGCTCGGCTTCTTGCCTGCAGCCTGGAAAGGAGGACGTGTGGTCGTCTTCTCCTCGACTGCCTCACCGTCGGTCGGCGATGCAAGCCAGTCGTTGAGGACCTTGGAGAGCTCCTCGTAGGACTTGAGCGGATTCAGGGCGTTGACGTCCGGGATGGTCGTCGTCCACTTCTTCACGTCATCCGGATTGGAGGAGAGCGCGGTGGGCTTCGGACGTGCCATGATCGAGGTGTCCCAGTACTGCTTGCCGGGCTGCTGGGTGAGGGTGACCTTGATGTCGTGCCCACGCTCAACGTCCGTGATGTCGCCGTAGTCCGGGTCCATCATGATCGTGAGGATGTTCTGATACACGCCCTTGCTGAATCCCCAGAGCTGGGTGCCCTTGTCCTCCTCGCCTCGGACGATGACCGCCGCGTAGTGCTTGGGCTTGGGGTACAGCTTCTTGGCGAGCTCCTTGGACTCAGGACTGCTGTCCTCACGGAGCTTCGTGATGAGCTCCTGGACGGGATCCTGCTTCCCAAACTGGGACGGCGCCAGGATGGGGAACTTGCCGATGTTGTAGTAGAACATGCGGGTGGCGCAGGGCTCACCGTCGTTGTTCGGCAGCGAGATGATGCGGATGTAGTGCTCGCTCGGCGCCTTGGGCTTCCACTGTGCGCCGAACTTCTGCCCGGAGAGCTGAGCCATGCGACGCTTGATTGCTTCGAGATCGAATGCCATTTGGCTGGGTCCTTTTGTTGCTTGGTTAACGCGCCGAAGCGCATCACCAATTTAACCAGCCTCAACGTGTTGTTCACTACAACATCGTTTATTTTCTAGCTAATGCTTGTAGTAAATTGAGTTGCCCTTTGCGAAGCTGTATCCAGGCACAAGGTCCTCAAGCGTCTTTGCTCCGCGCGCAGGAGCGCGAAGCGGTGTGATGTAGCCTCCGCTGCCGGGAGCGCCTGGAACGCCCAGTGATGTGGCAACCGTGCTCATCTCATCAACAACAGCGTCGGGATCGTCTATCAGCGCACGGGTGAGGCTGATCTTGGTCTTGCCCTTCGTCTTCCGCTTCTTGCCCTCAAAAAAATAGGAACCCGGCCTTGCTCCAGCTGGAAATGGGCCAGGTATTCCGTCGCGATCTGGGTCGATAGCGTCGTCCTCAGCCTGGGCAAACCCGGGCCTGTACTCCTGGTCTCCTGCATCTCCCGCGGCTGTCGACTCTAGACCCTCACCTGTGGCCTCTATTGAAGATCTAACCTGGGCGGCGGATGCTGTCTTTTGCGCGCCCTTCCTGCCAAAGAGATCGACTATGAATTCCTTGAGAGCGGGAATGCCGTCCTTCTGTATGTTCTTGAGGATTGCGAGGATGTCCATTGGCAGCTTGGAGAGAATCCACACCGCGCCACGCCTGGTGATGCTGTCAGAAGAGGCTCCGCTCCTCATGTCCTCAATGTAGCTAATCATTCTCGTGACTGTCTTGTTGAGCAGCTTCGTAAGGCGCTCTGCCATCTGACCAGCTGTGCCGAACAGCTTCTTGAGCTTGAGAATGATGCTGCTCATCTTGGGGCCAATAAGCCTGTCCGTGAGCGCAGCGTCTATGACCTTGGAAGCCTCTTCTGCCTGCTTGGCAACGGATCCGACGCCCTTCACAAAGTCAACGCTGTCTCCCGTGTAGCCCAGCGCCCTTGCGTATCTCTTGGCGTACATGATCTTGACGAGGTCGCCCGCAAACGGGAGAACTGCGATCATGTCAAGCATCGCGTGGAAATAGTGGCCGCACACGAGATTAATGCAGGCGTTGACAAGATCCGCAACCATGCCGACAGGAGCGCCGAGGAATGTGCCTATGTCTCCAAAGACGCCTGTCACAGCGAGGCCAGTCTGCAGTATCTCTAGAGACGTGGAGTTGCACGCAAGGACGTCAGTCGTAGCGTCGTCCTCCTGCATCATCCGCTCGACGTCTCCGCGAGACACAGATCCGCCCGACAAGTCCTTCGACCTGCTCGTAGCGCTGCTGATCTGCTCCTCCTCACTGGGCTCTTGGTCTTCCGTGTCTCTGGGAAGCGTGTCTCTGGGAAGATCGAGATACTCAGCGGCTGCGCTCTTGAGAACGTCCATCACACCCTCGTTGAGGGGAACTCTTCTCACATTCTCAAGCAGCGCTAGACGGGTCACAGCTCGCGCCTTGCGCCTGGTGGAAAGAACCTTGCCGTGCATCTCGGATATGAGGTGACGCTCAGACTCGTTGCGAGGCTTGTGCTTGAGAAGCACGTGGTACATCTCAACGACAACACGCGGTGTGAGGCCCATTGAGTCGAGCTGATCAGCGTGAACTTTGAGCCAAGAGATCTCTGGAACGTTCTCAATCTCCTTGAGATTGTCGTAGCCCTTGTTCACGCGCTGAATTGTGTTCCTGCTGTAGCCCGAGTCAGCTGATGTGCTGGGCTGTCCGCTCGCGCCCTGCAGCTTAAAGCTTGTCGGGAGCGCGCCCAGCTTCCTGTCAACAGCGTGGACTCCGGCAGCGCCCAATCCTGCGCCCCTGCCAGAGGGATGGTCAATTCCTGGAAGACGTGTCTGCTTTATCTTGGACATGCTGCTAACTATTACAGCTAAGTCAGCATAGCCCTTCGAATAGCAGTCTGAAGGAGCAGCGTGAGCTGCCTGTCGTCCCCGATGTAGAAGCGGTTCTCCTCAAGCCCGTAGCCGTAGGCAGTCTGGACTGCGATCCACTCATGCATCCGGAGGGTGATCCCGTAGTTGCTGAGGACGTAGAGCGACCTCGCGCTGTGCGTCATCTTTGGCAGCGCCTCATTGTACTTGAAGTTCTTGCCCAGCTTCTCCCTTCTCCATGCGTCCTCCTCGGGCAGGTAGTAGGGGATCCTTCGATTGGGACTGGGATCACCGACGCGTCCGATGTCGTGAAAGAGGGCGACCTTGACAATGGACGCGAGATCCTCGTCAGGCGCGAGGATGGGCGCCAGCTTTCGAGCGTGGCTTGCCACAGACACCATGTGTGCCAGCAGGCCTCCTGGCACGTCAAATCCTCGATTGTCCCTGTCGGATGCGGGACACATGAAGAGCATGTCGCCTAGGTCGTCGATCATGAACTTGACGCTCTGGCACTCGTCCTCATCGAAAGACACCTGGCAGATCTTGACAACATTGTCGTACAGACGCTTGACTTCCTCTGGCCTCACTCTGTCACCTCCTTGACCTTCGCCCAGTACTGCCCTGGGCAGCCGCGAATATTGATGGGAACGCCAAGAAGCGTGCGGAGTCGATCCTCATCCCGCTCTGAGATCTCTAGGATCATAGCGTCGTGAATGTAAAAGAACACGTGCGTCTCAATCAGCGCGGCGGCACACATTGAGAGAATCCTGCGAAATCCTGCCATTGCAATGTCATACGACGTGCCCTGAATGTAGGAGTTCACAAGCACACCGGGAGAGGAGCTGCTGGGCTTGATTCTCCGTCCAAAGGCAGACGAGATCTCGCCGCGCTGGCTGTGCGCCTTAATCAGGTCCTTCTCAAGCTTGTCGAGCCCAAATGTCACTCGGACAATCTCATTGAGGATCTTCGCCTCGGTGAGCGTCACACCAAGCTTGTCAGAAAGCGTGCCGGGCGTCATGCCGTAGAGCGTGGAGATGATTGCGCCCTTCGCATCATCGCGTGACGCGGTGGGAAGGTGCGCCTCCCTGAACCACCCGTAGATGTCAATGGGCGGTGTCTCGCCCTTGAGGCACAGCGCGACTCGAGGCTCGTGGGACACAAAGTCTATCATGAGCAGGCGACGACCGCGTCTTGTGGGTCGCAGCACGCGTCGCAGGTCTCTTCGCAGGGTTAGAATGTGTGGCCCACTCGACACAGTCAGGCGGCCTGTGATTGTTCCCAATTGGTCATAGACAGTCTGGCCCGCAAGCCCGTCTGAGTCTGGCTCTAAGGACTGTAGCGCGGAGCTGTCAGCATCGTGGGTAGCCTCATTCCACGCGGTGGGATCGACCCTGGCCCGCTGGAGATCAGCCAGCTGACGCCGTGCCTGGGCGAACATGCCCGTGATGTATTGATCAGCAGCTGCATCAGCAAGTGATTCTGCTCTCGACAGCAGCTGACAGACATGAGCTAGCAGGGCGTCTCGAGGAACTGTGTGTATGAACCTGCTGACGTCGACATTGGCCTCCTCGTCCGCGAGCGAGTACTTGCTTGGAATCTCCCAGTCGATGATCTGGCCCGCGTACTCGCCTAGGACGCGAAGATCGTGATGGTGATTGGTGACAGAGGCGCCAAGAGCCCAAGCGTCGTCTGGGACAGACCTTGTCCACACGCCTGACTCTGGGTCTGCCGTGTCGAGCAGAAGGTGACGCTCTGAGCCGAGATACGATCGAAGGATGCATACTCTCATGATGAGAGATTAATCCATGATTCTTTAAATTTACAAATTTATTGAGGAGCTGCGTCGCCCTTGGTCTTCGCGTCGATGTTCTTGAGGATGGAGCGTATCTTGGAGTCAATTGCTGAGGCGGCGCCGGTCGTGCGCGTGAGCTTGAGCTCAAGATCCGTCTTGAAGGAGCCGGGCGATATGGAGTGAGAGACGCCGTTGACGACGTAGATGTTGTCGAGTGAGGTCCCCGTGTCCATGTCTATGAAGAACTCCTGCGCGTAGTCGATCAGTGGGCATCCCAGTATGGAGGCGCTGAAGTTCATGGGAAAGATCTGCATGTCGTTCTGGGGAGAGTCGAGCTGCGGCTGACCCGGTATCCGCTTGCCGTTGGAGGCCTGAATGAGCAGAGCCGTCTCGAAGTCCTGCATGTCGATCGACTGAACGCTAAAGCTCGTCATGACTGAGTTGGCTGAGCCGTAGGTCAGAGAGGGAACTGTCCGCTTGATGAAGGACTTGAGGCTCCTGCTGTTTGTGTTCAGCGTGTAGGAGCTCTTGCCCGCCGCGTTCGCGACATTCACTATCCCCGCATCGACCGCATCGTTTAGCACGCTAGTGCCGTCTCCAAGGTTTCCGTTCTGCAGCGAGCTAACCAGGCTTACAAGCTCCTGCGGCCCGCTTGTCAGGCCCACATCAAGCAGAAAGAGGGCCTCGTCGTTGGGTGAGCTTCGCTTGTCAAAGAAGTGGATCCTGAGGGTGGGCCTGCTGTCTATCAGCACAGAGTCCAACATGTACTCGACAATTGGCTTCTTGAAGTTTGCCGTCTTGCACTGGAAGCTCTCCATGCTCTTTGAGTTCGTTGCACTGCGCTTGTCAATGTCCGCCTGCTTCTCAGACGCGCCGTCAGCAAGCTTTGGAGGCTGCTGCATTCCATATGCGGGTGCTGAGGCGTCGTTGACAAGAGAAAGCATGATCCTCATCATCTTCTTGAGCGGCATCTTGGGATCGTTCTTGATGCCGTCATTGAACGCTGTCTGGATGGACTGAACGGGTATTGGAAACTCGGCTATGTTCCTTCCATTCATGGCGCCTGCGTCAGAGTTGAAGGTGTAGAAATACAGCTGAATTTCCGCAAAGCTTGACTTTGTCATCGGAGAGCCGAGCATTCCCAGCACAAGCTTGCCAAGTGTGATGTACTTGCGGGTCGTCACAGTGTCGCTTGGAGGCACCGCCTTGTCTGTGACGACCTTGTCGTCCACCTGCCGCTTTCCAAACTCGTAAAGCTCAGCCGACTTGGTAAGGCTGGTGAGCTTGTTGCTGAAGGTCGCGGATGCGTCTCCGACTATTTTCTGGTACTCGCCGCCCGTTCCATCATTGCCAAAGGCGCTCACAAGATCGTCCTTGAGCTTCGTTAGATCACCTGTCGCGGACGAGTTCAGACGCGCAAGAAACTGCTTGATTGTGTCCATTTCCTCGGGACTCATGCCAAAGCGGCCGCTCGCTCCCGATCGCGACACAGAGCGCACAACCTCAAAGTATCGAATGTCCTCGGCCTGGTAGTCCTCCTTGTCGCCGAGTATGTCTGAGACTGTCTTGTTGATGCGATCAAATGCCGCCTCTGCCTGCGTTGTGTCAGCCCAATTGTCGCTGATTGGCGTCAGGTTCAGCAGATCTCTCGCTCCCTTGAGAGAGCACCTAATAGCGACTGACACGCTTCCCGCGTCCGTCATTCCAATGTTGGAGGAGACGACAGTGTAGAGCTCCTTCTGTCGGAAGGAGTTGATGAAGGGCGCGTAGGGGTTGTTGTAGTTGGGATCCTCTGGGTGGGACCACCCGTACTCAAGCTCGATGAAGTTGTATCCAAACTGGTCGGGGCGAAGGAGCTGCGCGACATCCTGCATGCGGCTTCTGTCGTGAATTGTGATGTTGACAGTCGCCTCCTTGTAGGCAAACGCTGCGTGACCAGCTGGGACGATGTTTATCGACACGCTGTTCAGCGACATTAGCGACCTAAACTTGTCAAGAACTGGCGTCCCTCTCGCGCCGACTGCGAGATCAGCATTCACGAGGGTCTGGGGCATAGTGAACATCTCCATGCCAAACACAGACTGGCTGCCCGGCTTAGAGCCAGACGGGACGAGCACACCGTTGGGAAGTATCGTCTTTCGTGAGGACTCGGCTATGTCGTTCTCAACGGTTCCAGGTCGCATGTCAGCGTCCTGACCCATGAGAAACGATCCGATTGTAAGCGTCTTGGGCTTTCCGTTCTGGATCGCGTTGATGGGTGATATCACCCTGACTATGACGAAGGGGACAGCCCTGCTCATCTCTATGCTGGGAATGCTGTTGCAGAAGAGGCTGACTGGCAGCACGTTGCGAGTTGGGAGCGAGAGAAAAGGGCTGTTTATCTCTACGAGGCCTAGGCTCGGCCCATCGGTCTGTGGGTCCTTAACATTCTTGTTGATGTTGGTGTTGATCTGCGCAATGCCGCCCAGCAGATCTGCGACCCTGGTGGGTGCGACATAGCCTGACGTTATCTGCTCTCCTGCGAGCTCAAGCCTGCATCCCCTCTCACTCTGCCCGTTGTGGTACACAATGATCGACCCATTGGGATTGGCAGCGTTCGTCTGGCCCGGCTGCGCTGCGGATGCGATTGACTCTGGAAGAACCTGTGTGACATACCTGTCGAGGAAAACTGCGTCGTCAGCGTTTGATGTCAGCGAGTTGGACAGCTCTCTGGCGCGGAGAACAGTGCCGTTCACCTGCGAGACTGATCCCTTGTCGGTGATCGTGTTGCGCGAGTAGAGGACGAACACCTCCTCGAGCTGACTCATTGCGTCCTCAAGAATCTGTCGCTGGCTCATACTGCTAGCGCCTGCGCGATTGTGGTTAGGTTGGTTGGCACTCGAAGTATCGTCCCAGGGGGAACCTGGGGAGACCATCCAATGTCTGAGGCTGCAGCTATGACCCACCACAGCGTGGCGTCCCCGTACTCTCGTCCTGCGACTGTGTCGAGACGCTGGCCCTGCGATATGACTAGCGTCTTGAAGGGAATGACGCCGAGAGAAATTGACTGACGAATCTTCAGGATCGCGTCGCTCGTGCCATACCTTGATCCAAGGGCAAGCCTTGTCGTCCTTGCGTACCTTCTGATTGCCATCTGTCAGCCTCCGCTTGTGATGTCAGCTATTCGTGCCTGTCTGCCTTCTGCTGCGTCCCGTCTACGGAATCTTGGCTACGGCTTCCGCTGAGTTGTCCAGAACCATGGGATCGCGCCTCACCTTGTCGAGGTCAGGATTTCCAGGTGCCACTGGGACATTGTACTCCTCAGTGGGCGAGGTGTAGGGTGTTCCGAAGAAGCGCCTGTTGATGTTTCCAACTGGGTATGCAGGAGCGGTCATGAATCCGTCGTGCGAAATGCCGAGCGGCAGATCGTGGATCACATCTAGGCCGATGTCGACCCTGCACCACATGGGAGCACGGGATCCGCGCGTGACCTCCCACGTGTTTGTGTCGTCTAGCCATGTGAACTTCAGGCTCGTGATCATTCCAGCAAGGCCCTTGCCCTGAGTCGTCTCAAAGGCGCGAACAACTGCGTTCGTGTCGGGATCAAAAAAACTCTTTCCCTTATCGGGCACTCCCGCATTTTGATTGTTTACAAGCTGTGACGTCTTAACCTGCGGACCTTCGTCTGTGCTGAACTCGAAGTCAGAGCGAAGAACTCTGACAGTCTCTCCCATTAGGTCGCCCGAGTACCTTACATCGGTGATCTCGACATCAATGTATGCCATAGGAGCAGCGTCGCCAGCAAGACCACGAAAGCCGTCCAGCGCCTTCTGCCTTATCGCCGCCGCAGCGAGGGAAGTGTTCTTGACCTCACCCTTGATTGGGAAGTAGGTCTTAATGGGCCTTGATCCGCCTAGCAGCTGAACGAGCGTGTAGTTCTTTCCCATGCTCGGCTTGAGTATGACCTGCATCGACAGCGCAGCCTCCTCTATCTGTGAGAGGCTGCGGGCGCTCTTTGATCCCGCTGGAAAGTAGCTGTCGTCCTCTCTCTTGCCCTGCTCTGTATCGCTGTCAAATCTGGTCGATCTCGCGTTGACGCCTCTTCCGAGCCTATTCTTCGTGTTGT